ACCCGCGTGGGCTTCTGCGATTGCAGGCGACGGATAGAAGATGAATCTTCCTTTGGTATCGGTTAACCATCCATCCCCATAATAAACACCCCAATAACGCGGATATTCCTGTTCAATTTCGCCTCCCGCGACAACCAAACCATCAACACCGAGGGCCTTAAGTTTCGCTTTGATTCCGTCCAAATCCTCTTGTGTTAGGTGGTCGCCATTTATGACAAGAACATACTTCTTGTTCGGGTCTACTTCTTTTAGGTGCACGCTCATTGTATCGCCTCCGACCTGTTGAAAATCGCATTAACTGTCTGGTCAATTCTCAAAGGCTCGACTCCCTCATAGCTGAATTCGTAGTAACACCGACAATTATTCATGCAGGTCAATGTCCCAATATCTGTAACCTCATCCAAAGAAATGAACTCTTCAGTAGCAGCTTGAACACACTCATCGCAGCTCGCCTCATCCTCGGCACAGATCCTCCGAGCCAGCGTCACTCCAATATCTGCTTCCCGCTCAGAGACGTTGTTTTCATAGGTGGAATAGGCCGCATTTGCGTACATTGCCGCTCTGGGTTCTATCGTGGCGCCCATGAGGGATTCAGTCCCAGATACAGTCACAGAGTCAGCTAAAGCGAGAGGTTGCCCTTCTTTCTCCAGCGCTTGTCGAATGATCTGTTTTGCTATCGCTTCAGCCTCCGAAGGGGCGGCGGTAGTCAAAGCATCAGCAATCTCGTTCCTTAGCGTTAATTTGAGGCTTCCCGGCACGTCCAAACCTTGAACGGCGTCATTAGCGATCGATCTTGAGGCGGCAAAAGACGCGCGCGCTTGTTTCTGGAAGTCTAACAAATAGGCTAATTCGCTCTCAATTGCCTTCTGAATTCGCGCTTCTTCGGTGCTGCCTACGCGAGCTTTCCCGCCATAAGCAATCGAGCCAGTGACTTTATGCCACCTCTCAATCGCAGAGCGCATGAAAAGGAAAAAAGCTGTTAATGAGATCGTCCCGGCAATTAGCTTCTGGGTTTGTTTGCGGGTTTCTTCCTGCTGATCTGAGATGTATTGATCGACTTCTTGGCGGACTTGCTTCTCACTCAAGACGTGGCCTTGAGAGTCAACATATCGTCTCTTTGGGGGGTCCCATTTCATTCGGCTGAGAAGAGTTCCTTGATGATTGGACTTGCGCCTGTGAGTAATTTCTGCTGTCCTGCGATTTGTAAGGGCTGACCTGGTATCTGTTGAGGTTCAGGATTCAACCTCGCATCCGCTTCTTCTTCTAACGTCTCAACAGCGGTCCCGGAGCGAACCAGATAAACATCGTCACCGCCATCAGGATCGACTTCAAAACCTAATTCAGTGCGAACCTCGGAGCGTTTGATTACCTGTCCCTGATAGGCATCAACAAATCGCTTCCACCTCTCATTCTCATCCTCCTGAAGTGCGCCAACTTCGCTCAGATCAAACTCAACAAAGTGATTTTCGTTGTCGTCAATGTCGGGAAGTAGTTGGTGGGTTAGTTCCTGGGCAATGTGCCACCAGAGAGGTTGGAGGTATTGATCTACAGCTCTCCGATCGGCTTGCTGCATGTTGTTGTAAATCGATTTCTCTAAGCCGGCACCGCTGTTTAGCACTTGAGGCGGGATGCCCGTAACCATCGAGAAAATCTCTTGCGCCATGTAGCGAGAGTTTCTTAGGTCAAGTTCCTGCGGACTGAGGCCGGTGCGGTTAAAACTCATCCTCGAGGTGAGAACTAGAGGTTTACCTGTGTTTGCTCCCGTGGTTTGCTCGATTAGCTTGGTCTTAATGTTGTCTAAGTCTTCTTGGTTGAGGATCCCTTCCTTGTCGTCTATGCCTAAAACATAGGGAATAACCCCATTCCCAGCTAAGAGATTCGCCCCATAACTCGCCATCGCTGAGTCGCCATAGATTTCCCGGAGAATGGTGGTCATCCTTGATAGCCCATAGCGGGGACTATAGGGATCAATCCCGTCCCGGAAATGAATCACGTCAGCAGGTTCTATCCTGAATCTCTGCCCGCCTCGATCGAGTTCATAATAGTTAATGAATTGATCCGGGTTGTCGTTTCGCGGAATTGATAGTCCGCTCTGACTACGGACCCCGGGAATGTATTCACCTTGCTTGTCGTTTACCCATCTAGCCCGAATAGTGAAGTGAGGCTCGTACCAGAGTTCTGTAACCCTTCCAAATCTGTCTCGGAACTTCAGGAAGTAAACATTCCCCGCAACGATCCATGAGTAAGCAAAAGCCTTCCATAGAGTTGACCCGGAGGTGTATTGGTTAGGTCTTTCAAACAGATCGTAAATCGGATGCTTCTCAACTACATCATCGTCCCTCGACTTACCACCCTTTTTCCTTTGGAATTCTCGCTTAACCAATAAGTCCGGCTCGGGAAGAGTGTTTGACAGCCAGGTAATCCCTGCGTGAACCAGACTTGAGAGATTCGGATCGCTTGAAGGCTGGCTTCCCGGTGTGGTTAGTCGCAGAACCGCATCAGAAATTGCGTTAATGCTCGGGAAAATGATTACCGGACTATTGCCAGAGCCGCTGTCAGGGAAAGGAATATCCTTGAGAGCGTTATACGCCGGTAGACCCTTAACTATTGTGCTGTGAAGTTTATCGAGAAACGACATAGGCCGGGGAGAATCCTATGCCATAGAAGGGTTTTAGATTTTAGGCTGCTTCAGTCCACCCATCGCTTAAGCGTAGCCTCAGTTACGTAACCCCAAAATTGAAGTTCGTGAGCATACTCTGCGCGTTTTTGTCTTTCCTGATAACTATCAGTTTCAGGTAGCGATAACCCATAGTCATCCAAAGTGTCGCGAATGTCCCAGAGCGTCTTTGGCCCTAACCTTTTTATTCTTAATAAATCCCTAAGCGAATACTCAAGCAACTGCCCAATAGTTTTAATGCCCTCACCTTTCAGACAGTTATAAGCACGAATTGAAAGGGGCAAATTAGTAATCGGAACTTCCATCGGCTCCAACTTCCTGTAGCAACACTCGCAGATGTCAGGCAATGCCTTGCTCATAGCTCCAATTATACTCTCCCTCGCTCAACGTGCCACGAAAACACAGACCGATTCCCTTGCCGAAGGGTGCTCTTCGTGCCTTTATGCCTTGGGCGCAGTTAGTAAGTGCTCTCAAAGAGAGTTCGGCATATGGACCGGGACGTATCGGTAAACGTGATCGACTACACTCCGTTGCCCGGATTTCCTGCGCTTACAGCTTGCTGCACACTCTGACGCCTTGATTTTTGGTTTGGGATTTACTTGGCCTGAAAAGAAACCCATAAGATTTGAGTCGCAGCCGATATTGTTTGGATCGGAGTTGGGGAACCAGCGGGTTCATCACTCACAATCACGAACGGAGCGACTATAGAGAGGTATGTAGATTTAAGTTTTGCGTGTATAATGCTCCCGCATCACTCAAGGCCAAGACTGATCACGAACGCATCGGCGCCGTCTGAAGAAATTTAGGCGGCGTTGGTGTTTTCAGAGGATGATTTTAGATTTTAACTTGCGCCGTATCTGAGGTTCATAGTGGCCGAAAACATCATCGGCTAGTTTTGTTATGAGGTCGCCGTGTCGATGGTCAATTATTGTCTGTAGTCTAATAACCTCGTCAGCCAGTTTCACAATGTCCTGATAATCTTCGGACTTCTCAATTGCTCTGCCGTTTGAATCGCGAAACCTTCTAAGACTTTCTGCTCTCTGTAAGGCATCGTTTAAGGTTCTCATGCTACGAGTATCCTCCGCTTGTGATCTGTCAATTCATTGAAGGCTCCCGAGGCCGCGTCCATCTCATCATCGTGAGGTAACTCTGGCTGGCCGTGCAGATGATTTAACCACCGCTCGTTCCATTCACCCCGTAACAGTTTCACGTTTCCGGCCTCCGCTTGGGCGGCTAACGGTTTTGCTCGAACGATCTTGTCACCATCAGGCTTTACGCCTTTGCAATCATATCCGGCGAGTAGTTTTGTGATATGTGCGCTGTCTCGTTTACCGGACGCTCCGCCTTCCTCTTCCCATCGCTGTTTACAGGCTTTCCCATCCTGACTAGCGAGATTCTGCATAGATTTATCTGCGGCGGTTGGTCCCATCTGTTCGGCTGTCGCATCGAGAACGTAGTAGATGCCGTCTACCTTGCGCATCTTGCAACTCGCCGTGAAGTCGGGATCGTCATGCGATTTCGTTTTCGTAATCTTCTTTTCACTTGCTGCCAAGTCGGTGAACCTCACCTCGGCACCGCCGGCCGGGACCGCATCAACTACTTCAAACCACGCGCGATTGAAAATCTTCCCCGCGGTTGCGACGATCTTCCAGTTACCGCCTAACAATCTTTCACGATCAACAAGGGACAGGGCTTTAAGATTAGCCAAATACCCAGGATCTTTCTGCATCAAGATCTGATTGTCGGATAGCTTAGCGGGAATGAATGTGAGTGACTTCGGCTCTTCTGTTTCACTTTCTAATTCTTCTTTTGTATCCGCCCAGTGCGTTTCATTGTTTACCCGAGTAAACCATCTCACCACGCCCGAACGCTCCTCAATCGGGTAGCCCATCTTTTGGTCAATCCACCACCCTATAAGTTTCGCAACCCAGCTATCTGCATCAGGATTCACGGTGGCTCTAATGTATGGGTGAACACCGCACAATGATCTATTCCGAGAAAGCATGTACCAGAATTGGGATTCGGAGAAATGTTCTAACTGGTCAAATCCAATGAAGGGAACCTGTGCTCCCTGCCAGTCGTGTACGTCCGTGTCGTATTGAAGATGGGCAAACTTTAACTTTGCACCCGATTGAAATAACCACTCTAAAACCGTCTGCCGTGGCTGCGCATTGAGTAAGGGATAGATCTGTAAACTCTCATCCCACAATCCGCCCTGGTTTCTGATCTGAGGAGATGTTCTGCGAAAGATAACCCCACCGAATTGAGAATTGCCCATGTGCTTGAGCGGCTGCATTAACAGCGCCCAAGTCTTACCACCTCCGGCGGCGCCACCAAAGATGACTATATCTGCGTTGCTTTGAAGGAACGTTTCTTGAGGCCCAGGTTGTGGCTTTGGGAGTTGAGGATTAGTTGACTGACTCGCTCTCAGCCTCTCCAAAAGACGAATCTTTGCTTCCGGCGGCCAGCTTCGCCAGTCTTCGCTCAATCTCTGCGTCGATGTCTGCAACATCTACCTTAACCGTCTCGGTGGGCTTGCCTAATCCGCGATTCAATAACGAATCCAGCGCGCGGTTGTCAGGAAGAATCTCACTGAAATAGTAATAGTGCCCGTCTACTTCGCCGTTAGCTCCGTCGTGTTCGTCAAGTAACGCTTTGATTTCATCAGGATCCGTAACAAGCACGTGGACTCGTTTTGTTTTGCCGTTGTCGCCTTCTTCCTCGTCAATCCGAAACACTTTAGAAGAGCCGATCGCGAGCCTGAACTGAGCGTTAAATAGATCATCTGCCTTGTTCAAAATTCGCTGGTTAAACTCAGCCAAGACCGCTTGTTGCTCAAGCGTGGCCTTGTTCTTTGACCCCACTTTGCGCCCTGCTCCTTCTCGTTTGCCACCATGCGACATGATTTATCAGTCAAGCTATCAATTACCACTCTCTACTCGCCGTGCTCGAAACCGTCATCCATATTGATTAGTTCCGCGCCGTGCCAATCGCCTTCATTCATTATCTTGTGAAAGTCGTAATCAAAGTTCTCACCAAGGCGCGGGGGCTTGATTGTTACTGTATAGCTTCCGGGGTTTTCCGCTCTCGGCTGTCCGCGCCAACTAAGTTTCTGTGGCACTGGAAACCCCAGCCGTCCAAGCAATAATCGCCAGCGCGAAAATCGAACATTAGTAGGCGGTGGTGGTCGAAACTTTAATGAGTGAACAAGCGAGCGTTCTTGCTCGCCACAGCCTTGACCTTGACACTGTGACATTCCTAGTTCGCCTGCGCCGATGCCAACAAATTTGTGCGGCTGGAAACTTGAACTCATTTCACCATTCCTTACTTGCAGTCTGAGATTTCATCACATCGAGAGCGACTCACCATACCCTGCTCGCTGTGCTCGAATCGCGTCAATGTTATTTGGGTTTGCTACTATTACGTTACTAATAGAGCATCCGCGTACTCCGGGTGAAATTAGCAGTGCGCGACCATCGCTAATATGAAGATCGTGAAGATAAGCGTTATCTTCGGCGACGATGATGCAGTAGTCATTTGAGAGTTCGCCTTTGAGAGCGGCGAGCGCAGTACGGTGTTTACCTAATTCGCGCTCCGCCTCGTTCAAGACGGTTTGACGCGCCAAGCCAACCCAAGATAGAACTCTATCAATCCTGCTAATCGGTTTCATAATCTATTCCATCACTCCTGCCAAATCTTAGACGCTGTTTCTGATGTCATTGTAGCCCGTCC